ACTGGTTAGATCAGGTTATGAAGCAAATTTCTAACCGAGGGTTTCAGATCAAGAGTGCCATTGAGTGGGAGAAATTCGTAAATGGACAATGATGACCACCCTGAGTATCAAAAAGAAAAACGAAGTATACGTTACTGTTCAGTCTGCAGAACCTCATGTTCATCATGAGCTCTCAGACTATTTTTCTTTTGAGGTTCCTGAAGCAAAATTCCTAAAGAAAAATCCCAGGTACAAATACTGGGATGGAACTATTCGTCTGTACTCTCCTGGTACAGGCGAACTTTATGGTGGGTTGATGAAACACCTGCAAGTATGGGCGGATGAACGACAGTATCAAATTGAATATGAAAAAAATGATTGGTATGGAGATGTTGCAGAAAAAAATGACTTTGTGTCTCCTGCAGGCATCAAGACTTTTATGGACAAGATCACCAGAGCGGGAATTACTCCACGCTCATATCAATACAATGCGGTCTACGAAGCAATAAAATATAATAGAAAACTTTTACTTTCGCCTACGGGCAGCGGAAAGAGTCTGATGATCTATTCCCTCGTCAGATACTATACTGCTACCAACAAGAAAACTTTGATCATCGTGCCTACTACGTCCTTGGTAGAACAGATGGTCAATGATTTTAACGACTACGGGTGGAATGCTGACGATCATGTGCATAAGATTTATTCGGGCAAAGATAAGAATACTGACAAACCAATCATTATTTCCACTTGGCAATCCATCTACAAGTTCCCCAAAAGATACTTTGATGACATTGACTGTGTTATCGGTGATGAGGCACACCTATTTAAGTCAAAGTCCCTCACAGGAATCATGACAAAGTTGCATAACGCAAAGTATCGCTTCGGTTTTACTGGCACTCTGGACGGAAGTAAGACACATAAGTGGGTTCTCGAAGGATTGTTTGGTAATTGCGAACAAGTAACTAAGACCGATGACTTAATTAAGGAAGGTTACCTTAGCAAGTTTAGGATCAAAGTGCTACTTTGTAAACATGCTCCACAGCATTTTGACACATACCATGATGAAATGGAGTATCTAGTAACACATCGTGGTAGAAATAACCTCATCAAAAATCTTGTCAAAGATATTGAAGGAAATACTCTTGTGCTATTCAACTATATCGAGAAGCATGGTGAACCACTTTATGAGTTGATAAATAACACAATAGACCCAGAGCGAAAATTATTTTTTGTTCATGGTGGAACTGATGTAGAAGACCGAGAGCAAGTCCGTCAGATTACTGAGACTGAAAACAACGCTGTTATTATCGCATCATACGGCACATTCTCTACAGGTATTAACATCAAACGTTTGCACAACATTATCTTTGCTTCCCCTAGCAAGTCGCGCATCCGCAATCTCCAGTCCATCGGACGTGTCCTCAGGAAAGGCGAAGGCAAAGACATGGCAACCTTGTATGATATCGCTGATGATATCGGCGGACAGAATTACACTCTCAAACATTTGAATGAAAGAGTAAACATTTATAATGAGGAGAACTTTAAGTATGAGGTTATAAAAGTCAACCTTAGAGCAAGTTAATATGGAAGAAGAATTTTATGCAACACTGAAATTAATATCAGGTGAAGAACTTATTGCTAAAGTCTGTTATCTACCAGACGAAGATAAGATCATGTTAGAAAAACCTTTGGTGGTAGAGACAGCTAGACAAAAGAAAGGTCAAGTTGAGGTTTCTGGATTTCAATTGAAAGAATGGATCCAAGCAACCTTTGATCAAATGTTTGTAATTGACAGAGATAAAATTATTACCATATCTGAAGTAGAAGAGAAGATCTCTGACTTCTACGAACAAACACTTACAAGGATTGACGCTGGACGATCCGCCAGCGGTCATGGTAATAAGTTACCTAGAGGTTCTGGGTATCTAGGATCTGTAAAAGAGATGAAGAAAACTTTAGAAGATATCTTCAATAAAAGCTAAGAGCTACTACTTCTCTTGAACCCTGACAGAGTTATCCTACTGAGGTTCTGAGGATTTGTCAACCCCCTTTGACAGATCACTGACACAGTGGTATACTTAATACATGATATGTGAGTTAAACCGTGGCATACACAGTAATGGCAAAAAGAAAGCAAACCGAATATTACGTCAACAACAAAGAGTTTCTCGCTGCCATCACTGAGTATCGAAGTAAAGTCCTACGTGCAAAAGAACAGGATAAACCACGTCCTCGTGTTACAAACTACCTAGGAGAATGCTTCCTGAAGATTGCAACACACTTATCATACAAACCAAACTTTGTCAACTACATGTTCCGTGAGGACATGATCTGCGACGGCATTGAAAATTGCTTACAGTACATTGACAACTTTGATCCAGAGAAATCAAAGAATCCGTTTGCCTACTTCACACAAATCATTTACTACGCTTTCCTACGCCGCATCCAGAAAGAGAAAAAGCAATTGGAGATTAAAGGAAAGATCCTAGAGCGTTCTGGATATGACGAAGTTATGCACACTGACTCATATGATGGTAGTATGTCTGGTATGAATGCATCCTATTCTGACATGGGCAGTATTAAAGAAAATATTGAAACAAGAATGAATCGATGAGTGAACACCCTGAAATTGCTGAACATGAATGGTTTGAAACACCCTATGGAACATTTCGTGTCGAACAAAAACGCTTTGGAACGTGGACTAGCTATAGTAAGGAAGGAAAGGAACTCATCACAGGCGGTACGAGGGAAGCTGTCATGGCAATGTCACCGTTCCATCTCGAAGGAATCGCTACAAATTGGGCAAACTGTCGCACATCAGATCCGTATGACGGAACCGTTGGAGGGAAACTCTAATGTATGATTCTATATTATTGGAACCTTTATTTCCTACTCCACTTGGAATTTTTAAAGTAACGGACTTTGAAAACACATACATTGACGTTGACAATCCTGAAGAAGGAAAGTGGACAATAAATGAAAAGCAACCAAATGTAATCAATCACATATCCAATAACATTCTCTTGGAACCAGGGTTTGAAAACTTAAAGAGAATCGTAGACACATCAGTTGCTAACTTTATTTTTGAAGTTCTTAAGTTTCCTAGAACATGCTATCCAGAATTGACATGCTCCTGGGTTACCATCGGACTTCCTGGTTCTATGACTAAAAGTCACTTCCATAACAATGCTTTGTACAGTGGCATTCTGTATTTAAAATCTATAGAGGGGTCTGGTAAACTTAGGTTTAGTATCCCAGCAAATATCCCAACGTATTGTTCTAGCACTATTAGACCTGTACCTACAGATTTTAATTTGTTCAATGGCACAGAGTGGGAAATGGAACCGATGACTGGAGACTTGCTTGTGTTCCCAAGTCACCTAATGCACTCCGTAGATGAAAATACTACTGGAGAGAACAGAGCTGCTCTCGCATTTAATTACATTGTGAAGGGTGAAATTTCTAATAATACTACTTCCTTTCTAACATTATGAAAATCGCCCTAATCACAGACCAACACCTAGATGGACGCAAAGGCAACCTCGCGTTCTGGAATTACTTTCAAAAATTCTACGATGAAGTATTTTTTCCAACGCTTGAGAAAGAGGGTGTCCACACCATCATTGATCTGGGCGACACATTTGATAATCGAAAGTCTATGGACTTTAATACTTTTCACCGTGTGCGTGAAAATTATTTCGAGAGACTAAAAGACTACGAAGTTCACATGTTGTTGGGAAACCACTGCACGTATTACAAGAACACCAATCGCATCAACTCTCCTGAACTTCTACTAGAGAAGTACGAAAACATCAGGATTTATTCTGAACCAAAAGAAGTTCTATTGGGCGGTAAAGTATTTTTGATGCTACCTTGGATCAATAAGGAGAACCAGGAAGATGTTTTCCGTAGATTGGAAACGAGCGAAGCAGACAACTGCTGTGGTCACTTGGAGCTAACTGGATTTGAAGTGACACCAGGAATGAAGATGGATCATGGTATGGATCCCAACCTCTTTCATAGATTCAAACGTGTGTGGTCTGGACATTTCCACCACAAATCTAAGAAAGGTAATATCCAGTATCTTGGCAACCCTTATCAGATGTTCTGGAATGATTATAAAGACGTTCGCGGATTCCATATCTACGATACTGACAGTGATAAACTTAAGTATATCAAGAACCCGTTTGAAATCTTTGACAAAATCTTCTATGACGACACCAGTGTGGACTACAACAAACAAAATGTGTCTAGTTATAAGGACAAGTTCGTCAAGATCGTCATTGAAGAAAAACGGGACTACCAAATGTTTGAAACATTGGTTGATCGTCTTTACAACGTAGGCGTCCATGATGTCAAGATTGTAGAAACGTTAGTCAATGAAGATGATGATGCAGACATCGATGTCTCTACAAAAGACACACTTACTCTGTTGAATGAATACATTGACGAGGTAGAGATGTCCGTAGACAAATCTGATTTGAAGGGATTGATGAGATCTCTATATATTGAGAGTTGCAATGTTGTCTGACATGTTCATAGTGACATTACAAGATCATCCTGATGGTGTATACTCCGTCTTTGACGAAGATGAGGATAGGGTCATTCCTATTTTTATGGAAGAGGATGATGCAGACAGATATTTGATGATGCTACAAGAAGATCCTGACTACCCAGCAATGCAGATTGTTGAGGTTGATGGTAGTACACTTATCGAAGCATGTGAGACAAGAGATCACAAATATGCTATAATTACGACAGACGACTTTTTGATCCCGCCAGACGATAGAGAATGATTATTTTTAAAAAAGTTCGTTGGAAAAACTTTTTGTCAACGGGCAATGTATTCAGTGAAGTTGATTTACAAGCAGGAAAAACTAATCTGATCATTGGATCAAACGGAGCAGGTAAGAGCACCATTCTGGATGCCCTTACCTTTTCTCTGTTTGGAAAACCTTTTCGTAAGATTAACAAACCGATGCTTGTTAATAGCATCAACGAGAAGGACGCTCTGACAGAGATTGAGTTTTCTATCGGCAAGAAAGATTATCTTGTGCGTCGTGGTATCAAACCCAACGTGTTTGAGATCTATTGCAATGGGCAACTCTGGAATCAAGAAAGCTCACTGGTAGAACAGCAAAAGAACTTTGAGGCAAACGTCCTCAAGATGAATTACAAGTCATTCACACAAATCGTGGTGCTGGGATCCTCCACGTTTGTGCCTTTCATGCGTCTGCCTTTAGCACAACGTCGTGAGATTATCGAAGACATCCTTGACATCCAAGTGTTCTCTACGATGAATGTTCTGCTGAGGGACAAGGTAAGAGAGAATAACGAGGAAATTAAAACTCTGGACTACCAGATTCATCTTCTGGAAGAGAAGATTGATCTGCAAAAGAAGTATATGCTTGAGCTAGAGAAGAAAACAAAGGAAGAGATCACCCGCAAGGAAAACAAAATCTCTGAATTGTTATTGGATGAAAACAATTCTCACAATGAAATTGCGCGTCTAACTTCAGAAGTACAAAAATATTCTGAAGAAATGAAAGAGGTGTCTAACAGTACAACAAAACTTAAGAAGTTAAACACTTTTCTTCTTAAAATTCAATCTAAGTTAAACAACTGTCAAAAAGAACACGATTTCTTTGCTGATAATCACGTCTGTCCTACCTGTACGCAGGAGTTAGATGAAGAATTCAGACAAGAAAAAATTAACGAGGGTGCCAGTCAGTTAAATAAAATGAATACTGGCGTATCAGATCTTCTTGCCGAGATAGAAAAAGAAGAAGAACGCGAGCATAAGTTTACTAAATTATCTGATCAGGTCATGCAGTTGAATGCATCGATCAGTCAGTCTAATTTTCAGATCAGTTCTATCAAGAAAACAATTACTGACATCGAGTCAGAGATCAAAGAACTGGAAGGTAGCAACCCAGACAAGAAAGCAGAGTTTGTAAAACTCGAAGGTCTTGTTAAGAAGAAAAAAGAATTGGGTGGGACTCAGGCAGAGAACAAGAAAGATCGTGATACACTATTGGTAGCATCGCAGTTGTTGAAAGACAATGGAATCAAGACACGTATTATCAAGACGTATCTTCCAGCGATGAATCAGTTGATCAATCAATATCTCCAACGTATGGATTTTTATGTCAATTTTACGTTGAACGAGAACTTTGAGGAGATAATAAAGTCTAGATACCGTGATGTGTTTTCTTATGATAGCTTTAGTGAAGGTGAAAAGTCTAGAATTGATATCGCTTTGTTGCTTACTTGGCGTTCTATTGCTAAACTTAAGAATAGCGTGGATACTAACCTCTTGATCTTAGATGAGATCTTTGATAGTTCACTCGATCAGCAAGGTGGTTCTGATCTTGGTTGGATCCTCCGTAATTTCGATGACAATTCTAACGTGTATGTCATCAGTCACAGGGAGCAACTAGAAGGAAAGTTTGAAAGAACGCTAACCGCAGTCAAAGAAAAGAACTTCTCTGTCATACAGGAGTCAGTTGCTGAACTGGACTAGGGTGGTCTTCGGACCACCTTTTTTTGTATATACTAATGGCATCAACGGACAACGCCATGCTTAACCAAGAAATCAAAGGTAACCTCGCTAAACTCCTCGCTACCGAGAACCTTATTGTTGAGCACCGTAAAGTCAGCACTGCATCCTTTGACGTTGACCGCCGTGTCTTGACCCTTCCCAACTGGGACAAAGCATCCAGCATTGTCTATGACATGCTTGTGGGACATGAAGTAGGACATGCTCTCTTCACTCCAAACAAGGACTGGCGTGATGCCGCAGACTGTCCCAAAGACTTTGTGAATGTCATTGAGGATGCCCGCATCGAGAAACTGATGAAGCGTAAGTATCCTGGTCTTCGTAAGTCATTTGCTGGTGGATACAAAGAACTGAATGATGCAGACTTTTTCGGTGTTGAGGGAGAAGACTTCAATACCTTTAGCTTGATCGACCGTATCAATCTGCACTTCAAGATTGGTGCTAGTGCCATGATCCCATTTTCTATTGAGGAGCAAGTGTTTGTTGCTCGCACTGATGTTGCTGAGACTTTTGAAGAAGTGCTGCAGATTGCTGCTGATGTTTATGCATTCAGCAATAAAACTGAAGAAGTAGAACAATCCGCTGCTCAACCTCAGCAGTCTGAAAACGAAAGTATCGATGGCGAAGAATCTGTGCAGCAACAGGAGAGTCAATCTGCAAATGAACCAGATGGTAACAATTCTCCTGCTAACAGTTGGGAAGATGAAGACGAAGACGAAGATGAAGCAGATACTGCTGAATCAGTTGGTGGTGAAACTTCTGAAACTCAGCGTGCTTTTGACGATGCTGCTGAAAAACTGACCAACCGTCATGCCAGCAATCCTATCTACGTTGAGATTCCTGAGAGTGTGGATCTCCCCACCTACATTGCTGACTGGACTGAGGTTCATGACTGGATTGATGAGTGCCGCAACAACTGGGTTAACAATGACGAAGGTATTGATCGCTCAGATCGCTATGACGATGTAGATAAATCTTATATGAAGTTTCGTAAAGAATCTCAGAAGGAGGTTAACTATCTTGTTAAAGAGTTTGAGTGCCGTAAGTCTGCTGACGCTTACGCTCGTGCAGGTCAATCTAAGACTGGTGTGCTTGATACTTCTAAGTTACACACTTACAAGTACAATGATGACATCTTCAAGAAAGTAACGGTGTTGCCTGATGGCAAAAACCATGGTCTTATTTTCCTACTGGACTGGTCTGGTTCAATGGGCAAAGATCTTTTTTCAACTGTAAAACAAGTCTTGAACCTTACTGCATTCTGCAAGAAAGTTCAGATTCCTTTTGAGGTTTATGCTTTCACCAATGAGTGGTACATTGCCCGTCGCGCTAAGAATGGACAGAGTGAGTATTTGAGTGATGAAGAATACTATTCTTCAAAGAACTGCGATGAAGGTAAGATCTTCCTTCAGAAAGATGTATTCCATTTGATGAACTTTGTGTCATCTCGTTCTAATGCTAAAAACTATGATCGCATGTGCTTGAATCTGTATCGCGAGGCATATGCTTACGTCCACCACGTTGCATATCACACCACCATGGGTGTTGGACTTTCTGGCACTCCTTTGAATGAGGGTATTGTGATGCTTAATTACATCATCCCACAGTTCAAATCTCAGAACGATCTTCAGAAAGTCAATGTCTGTATTTTGACTGATGGTGAAGCATGTAACAGTGCTTACGGTCGCAAGTATTACAATGATCACACTGATGAGTATTACGTGCGTCCTCGTCGTCTTGACTACAACACTATTCTGCGTGATCGCACTACTGGACGTGTCTATGCTATGAACGACGGGTGGGGTGAGATGACTAACACTTTCATTCAGCAGCTGCGTGATCGTAACACTGATGTAAATGTGCTCGGTTTTCGTATCATGGGCGGCACTGGTTTGTCTGGTTTTGTCAGTACCTATGCCAGCATCGCTCACTATGATCAAGTCCAGAAGCAATGGAAGAAAGACAAGTCTGCTATCATTCCTCACCCAAAGAGTTACACTGCTCTCTATGCAATCAAGAACAGTGCAATCGATGAAGACACTGAGTTTGATGTGGAGAGTGGTGCAAAGAAAGGTGAGATCTCCAAGGCATTTAAAAAGATGTTGAAGGGTAAGTCCACGAACAAGAAATTGCTAAATTCTTTTATTGAGTATGTCGCCTGACGAACCGTCCACTCTGCCCCTGACTCTGCCCCACTCTGCCCTATACTTACTTCATACGCAACCAACCAATGCCTGCTCGTTCTGATCTGACTACAACTCAACTGACCGCTTACCTGTCTGAAACTTATGGTAATGACATTAATGCTGATGCTGTGCGTTCTGCTGCAGACCACTTCCAAGTTACTTATGCTACAGCAGTCAAGCGTCTGCGTGACTTCTATGTCAAGCGTGGCACCTGGCAACTGACTGTTCAAGAAAAACTTGAGCAGACTTATCAAGCACCTGCTGCTGTTCCTGTTACTGAGCGTCAAGAACAAAACCTCGTTCCTCTCAAGGACAGCAACTATGTGCCGTTTGGTAACTTCTCTGATGTAAAGAAGATCATTCAGTCTGGTATTTTCTATCCTACTTTTATCACTGGTCTGTCAGGAAACGGTAAGACTTTCTCTGTTGAGCAAGCATGTGCTGCACTAAATAGGGAGTTGATCCGTGTAAACATTACCATTGAAACTGACGAGGATGACCTTATTGGTGGTTTCCGTTTGGTTAACGGTGAAACTGTTTGGCATAATGGTCCTGTCATCGAAGCTCTGGAAAGGGGAGCTGTTCTTCTTCTAGATGAAGTTGACTTGGCATCTAACAAGATCTTGTGCCTGCAATCTGTACTGGAAGGCAAGGGTGTCTTCCTGAAGAAGACTGGTCGCTATGTTCAACCTGCTGCTGGTTTCAACGTCATCGCTACTGCCAACACCAAGGGCAAGGGTTCTGATGATGGACGTTTTATCGGCACCAATGTTCTTAACGAAGCA